ATTCCGTACATGGGGGGCATTAGCCAAAACTTACCCCCCCGTTCGAGCGCAAAATGTGCATATGTGGATAACTTGTGGATAACTCAATCGGACGCGTGGTGTGCCTTGTGGCAGCGCTTGCAGAGCGTTTCGAGGTTGCTCCAATCGTTCCAACGATGGGGCGCATGGGCACGCTGCACGATGTGGTGCACCTCCTCGCCAGCGAGCCCGCATCGGTTGCAGGCAGGGTGATGCATAAGCCAGTGGCGCCGAATGCGCTGCCAGTTGCCACCGCTGAAGCCTGCGACATGGTCGGCCTCAAAGCGCCTCGCGTTGGGAATCTGTGGCTTCGGGTCGAATACTGGTATTCCCACGTTGATACTCCTCGACAAAGCGTGGTAGGTCATCCAGGCGAATCATCAATAGCCACGGACGGTGACTCGAGCGCATAAGCACGGCGCAGGTCTTCTTGCCACGGCTATCGGTAAGCGCTTGGTCGAGGAACGCGTACGGGTTCAGGCGCTCGACGCGCTTGACTTCCCACCAAACGTCCATTCGGTCACACACGACGTCGGGGTCTTTGTGTCCACCGAAACGGTTCGCGTACTGGGTGACTCGGCGACAGTCGATACCGACTCTCGCTAGTACTTCGCAGGCTTCCAGTTCGCCCCTCTTACCTTTCTCGCGGCTCGATCGTGACATATCCACAGGATATCCACATTTAGCAGCGATGTCTACCAGTTCCTTTCCACTCGCAAGCGATAGTAGGAAAGCCACTGTGCAGCAGTGGCATTTTCCTATCTCTTTCTATATAGCGCAGGAAAAGAAAAGATCATTGACTCGCGTCAATGCGGCGACACCTTGCGCACGACCATTTTCGGCCTACCACGTGGCATCACACGCTTAACTTCCTCGCAGATACCGAGCCGCAACGCCTCGCTGCAATGCCGCTCGGCTAGGTTCTTTGCAACCTTGTGACCACGCGCCCGCGTGACCACTTCGCCGCGTGTGCAATCTCCGTCGATGAACGTTTCCACAAACTCGGCGAGCGAGATTTCAGACTTCGCGCCCTTGCTCGCTTTCTTTGCCGTCCATAGGTCGTCCAGGTCGAGCGATTCGTCAACCGTCACAAACGGTGGGTTCAGGCGCAGCCCCACGGCCATCGGTCGGCGGCTCGAGCGGCACTCACCACGTAGCACCACGCAGCCTTCTTCCATGTGCCGCAGGAACGCCAAGTGCGTATCCGTCGCCCTGGCGATGGCACCGGCGCCCGAGCCGACATCGGTGGTGGCCTTGTTGCTTTGATCTCCCTTCGAGCTGTGGTGCACGTTGATGATGGCGGCACCGCTGAACTCGGCGATGCGGTCGAGGTGGTTGTATACGCCAGTCATTTCCCCGTTGGCGTTCTCGTCAACGCCATTGAGGAATCGATAGAAAGCGTCCAGGGCGATGACATCGAACGCGCCGCGCCCTGCGGCCCGTAGCGTGGCCTCGACGTCCTCGAGGGTTGCCATCCGACCGCGCACGAATGCCACACGTACCCGCTCGTCAAACGTGGCCTTGTCCATGCCAAGCGCCTCTACGACGTTCGCCATGCGATTCTTTGCCGTCTCGGGGTGCAGTTCGTTGTCAACGAGCAATACCCTCGACTGGGTGCATTGGCGGCCCAGCCATGCGCCACCGCTCGCGAGCGCCGCGATGAGGTGGTACAGCATCCAAGTTTTGCCCGTCTTGCTGGCACCGATGAAGTTGCAGATTTCGCCGCGGCGTAGCAGCCCGTCAACGACAAACGGGCGCATCGGCGGCACACCATCGCCGATCGAGGGCGATGCAATTTCGAATGGTGTCGGCTCGCTCAATTTGTGTACCTCCGAAATGGTGTCGCGCGGTACACGATTCGCCGCTCTTCAGGAAAGCCCGCGGGAAATTGCTCGGTCGGCCTGGGATCCCAGTCCTGGGGTAACTCTGCGCACAGTCTTGCGCAATGGTCGGCCAACTCAAGGAATTCGCCGACTTCCTCCCCTGCCAGCGCCGCAAATGCGGCCGACGTTGAGCCAAGCGCCGTTCCGCAGATAAGCGGCCAATCGCCGATCCTGTCGCGCATATAGCCTTCGAAGACACGCCAGGCGGCCGTGTGGGGCTTCCACGTCAGGCCCGAGCGAAACACCGCTAGTTCGCTCTCGGTCATCCGACGGGCTTCCCTGCGGCGTTCAAAGTCAACCCATGTCTTCACCTTTTGGCAAGCCGTCGATATTTGGCGCACGTTGACATGGCGGTAGTACTGAGCAACCTGCCACGCCGCGTGCTCAAACTTGAAGTTTTTGCGCGTACCACCTATGGAAATCCACGATTTCAATTTGTCGCGCATTTTGGCGGCCAAATTAAAGTCTTGCGCCGTCGGTTCCTTCGGCGGCGGTTCCATCCAATATTTAGCATCCATGCTATTGCCTCCGTAAAAAGCACAAGCCCCACGCGGGTGCACGTGGGGCTTGCTCAAGGAGCCACGCGGAGAGGCAGCCGCGAGGGGAATGGTTTAGAACGGGATCTCGTCAGACTCGGCGAGCGAGGTCGGGAACGGTACCCGCTTTAGGTCGGCTCGGCTGACCACCGTGATGGCATTCACAATGTGTTTGTCTTTCCACGGCTTTAGGACGATCTGCACACGGTCGCCCTTACCGAGCGGGTCGACGGCTTCGGCGGCTTTCAGGTCGTACCAATCCCAATATTCCTTCTGAAGGTTGCCCGCTTGGTTCCACTCGATACCGATGCGGGCTCGAGGTGTGCCCGCCTTGGTCGTGCCCACTTCCCAGTAGCACACCGTCCCATCGCGGAAAGAGAGCCGTGCGTCGGCCGTAGCGGCGTCGGGCTTTACGGGCGCTCCTTGGCCCTGCGCGACGGGCGCGGGCTTCTGCGAGGCTTCTAGGCGGTTCAGAATGGCGCGAATCTCGGCCAGTGCTTCAATCGATGTCATTTGGCATTTCCTCCGCAGTAACTGTGGCGACTCGGTCGCCCATGAGTGCAAACAAATGGCCGCAGCACAGGCGCAGCGCCCGCCCAGCGGCACGGGTTGAAGCCATCGCTCGGCGAGCAAACTGGGGGCGCGAGCCCCACGGCTTTTCATCATCGGTCACGATGCCTGAGCCGCGCCCGATCACGACTCCGGTCGAGCGGTCGAGGATTTCGGCGGTCGCTTCCCAACCTTTGATGCCGTCGGCCTCGAAGCGCTTGACCTCGACTTCCTTGACCGCGTACCCGCAGCCCGAAGCCAGGGCAGTGGCTCCGGCGACTTGCACGTATCGCTTGCCTTGCAGCTCGATCGAAAAGGTGCGCACGATGTAGGGCCCCATTTCGCGGGCCACGGTCGCCTCGAATCGAGCCCGACTAAGCGGCGTTGGCTCGATTGATACTGGCACGATGTCGGTGCTCATTCGGTCTTTCCTTCCGTTGGGGTTGTCTTCGCGAATAGCGCCGCCTCGAGCGCTCGAATGCGAGCCGCGCCCGCGCGTAGCGCTTGCGCAAGTTTCCGATCGGCCGCCTCGTTGACCTGGGCGTAGTAGTACAACGCATCGGCCTCATCGTCGGCGTCTTTGGTGCGTTTTGCCGTCGGTAGCACGGCATGGTGAAACGCGTAGGTGTGTTGGTAGACGTCGCTACCTTGCCGCCAGTTCTCGTCCCGTTGTTGTTGGGTTGTTTGGCCGCTCATTTCGAATCCCTCCAATCGACGGCGCCGGCGAGCGCTGCGAACACGAGTACAAATAGAGCCCAAGTCATCCGCGCACCTCGATCGTTTGGCCCTTGCGCTCTTCGCGGCGTAGGTAGAGTTCAATGGCACGGCGAGCGTGCGCGGCGAGCGGCTTGCCGTCCTTCTCGGCCAGCGCACGCAACCGCGCGTACTGCTCGAGCTTGACCCATACGGGTTGCCCCTTGAGGCGTTCTTTCGGTGTTTCGTTACCTTCCAAGTTGTGACTCCTGCGGCTCGGCCGCTGTTGAGGTATTGACGTTAAACCTGTTTCGGCGTTTCGTCAATGCCCGCATTAGCCGAACTCGGAAATTTCTCATTCAGCGCTTGCCGACGCTGAGCGCAGCCGCCGCAGTTGCCGAGCACGGTACGCACGACTTGGTGCACCCCAGTAGCCGAAAGCACCGTGTGCACTCGGTCGCCGAGCCCACGCGCTTTCCCTTTGTAGTGCTCACAACCGCGGCAAGTCATCGGTGCAACGTGCTGCCCGTTGGTAGGCGCCGCAGAATTTGTGCACACCGCAAGTTGGAGAAAGTCGCATTTCATGCAATCGTTACCGTGAGTGTTTGCGTCACGACATCTTGGTATGAAACAGTCCACGGGCATTCGATCGCGCTGAGGGATCCGCCGCACTCCTCGTAGTACAGGCAGGACGCAGGTGATGCACTTATGCTCGACACCTTGCCCGTTTCGCACACGCCGTTGGGTAGACCGTCACACGAAATGAGCGGGAAACAGGTGCTCTGCGTGCTGTAGACGATGTCGGGCCCGCTTGCGGTCGACGGCACACACCATCGGCAGGTGTCTTGATCGTGCACGGGGTTCGCCCATGTGTCAACCGCAGGACAACCACACTTTCCGCTGAAGATCATGTGGGGTATGTATTGCACCGACGGTTCCGATACCACGCTCGCGGTGTTTTGGCAGAACGCGTACGTCGTGACCGTGCGAGTGTCTGAGCCCGAAAGAAACGTACCATCGCACCCCTGCGGGCTCGGCCCAGCGGGCGTAAACGAAATTGTTGGCCGCGCGCAGCCGCACACCACGCAGCAGTGGTACGCGATCGCTTGCATAAAGCCAACTGGCGGCGTCGGCATACAGCATGGCGGTTGATTGTCGGAACCTTGTCCAGTGATCCCGTTAATGATTCGCGGGGTTCCGACGTAGGTGTCCTTCGACAACAACCCAAAGAAAGTCGCATCAACTGGCCGACACTCGCAGTAGTTGCTAGCAGGCGTGCACGCGCCGCACGCCGCGACCCATGCGGGGTTCGTTTCGCCGCAGGAATCGTCTTCGCACCAAACTTGAATATCTTTCGCTTGCCAAAAAAAGTCTTCGCGCACGTAACTCACGCGCGCTTGCTGGCAGTAAAAGCGTTTCTGTGGCGTGAGAAACTCGGCGTCGCAGTTGTTGCCGTGCTCGAGGAATGTTCCAACGCTTTCGATGGTGTACGTATAGGTCGCGAGTGTGCAGTTCTGCCCAGTGGAATACTGGCGCACGATAGAGCCCGTGTACGTAAACGTGATGGAATTTGGCTTCACGAACGTCGCGCAGTTCTGCATATCGCAGCAGTCGATCGCAGCATCGCAACAGCACCAACGGTGGTTACTCATCGTTGACCCAATCGTATTTTACGACCGTTTGACCTTCGAGCTCGGCGGCGTCGATCCACCCGACCTCCACCATGTCTTCTCCGTCAAGCATCGCCACGCGTACGCTTCCCTTCGCTTCGATGATTAGCATCGGGCTGTCGGGTGCGCGAACGTATTGCGGCCCGCACGCGTTCAGCGACGCGAGCGCCGCCACCCACAACGCGTACCACGCGAGCCGCTGAAAGCCACTTGACCAACGAATCAATGACCGCGCGTACCAACTCATAGATCACTTCGCGCCTGCTTGCTCGCTGCTGACTTTGTTGTCACGCGCGGCGAGCAACCCGATGCCAGCCATGACAGCGGCACCGACGGCACCCCAATCAGGCAAGGTAAGCGGGTCGGCGTCGAACAAAGCGGCGAGAGCGGTGCCAACAGCGGCAACGATTGCAGCGATACCCGCGGTAGTAGTTCTCCAACTCACTTAGTCCCCCTGAGGCGTTCCACCTCGGCTTCAAGATATCTCACGCGCTCGCTCAGCATCGCGATGGTTTCGCGAAGGCTGGCAATCGTGCCATGCAACCACGCGCTCGCCGTCAACACGGCGACGAATGGCGCAACGAGTTGTGCAAGTTCGGGAAATGACATTTCAGTTCCCTTCGGGGCCTTCGTCGCTAGGCGAAACGCTGAACACAAAGAAAGATTGACTGCTTGTGCCACTTGCTCGGACGGTAATCGTGTTGTAGTTCACCACTCCAAGAGAATGGCGGCCACCATCGAAAAGAAACCATCCGGAGTCCTCAGTGGATTGTCCCGCGGTGCAAGTACCAACGCGGAACGCTGCGACTGCGCTGATGATGACTTCGCGCATAGGTTCAACGCCCGCAGGAAGCGCTGGCAACGCAACCCAGTTTCCGGTGCGCGAGTTCATTGCGACAACGTCTGCAAATACTGCACCCATTAGGACACTCCTTTTGGGCCTTGTTCCATTGCGGAATAGGACAGCACATAGATGTACCCATTATCGTCGGTTGTTCCGCCATTTCGACGCACGGTGATGGCGTTGTAGTTGACGATCCCAAGATCCATAGATCCCGCAGAATCAACATAGAAATTGGTGACGTCCGATGTTGAACCAGCCGCAGCACTTCCAACGCGGAACGCAGCAGCAGCGCGCGCCGAAGCAGTATCCGAAGCCTTCAGAATGACCCGCCGCATGGGATCAACGCCCGCAGGAAGCGTTGGCAATGCTTTCCACTGGTTTGACGTTCCACCGTCGTTGATAAGTTGTGGTGTATGGAATATCGGCATAGGAAACCTCAGCAGGTGCCGTCGATTGCGTTTTCAACGGCAAAGAGCCAAATGGGAGAGCCGTCAACGCGACGGCCTGGGTAAAGCAGTACGTACATGCCGACGGCCACGGGCTTCACTTGAAAGCCCGCGGGCACGTTGGCCGGGTCAATGCCCGGCCCAATGAAAGTCGTGGTGTTCGCGGCCTCATTGGTGTTGAGCGCTTCGCCGTAGTACCACGCTTCTGATGCGGGCACCTCAAAGATGTAGCGGTTGGTGCTGCCGATGTTGGCTTGTGTCCAGGTGTACAGCCATCGGTTGACCTCCGGCGATGGAAGCGCAGTCGCGCCCGTGATCTTTCCGAGGATAAATGGCACCGTGTCGAGCTGCGTACGTGCCCGCGACTCCGACGGCAACGCCGCGGCCATCTGTGCCGTGTTCGTCGCCGCCACGCGTTGTGAGTGCGTTTGAATCATGGGTACGTGATGAAAGAGCCCTCGGTGACAATTTGCTTCGCTACTGTCGCGTCAGAGCTCAAATCAAAAATCGAGTTTAGGTCGATGGTTGATCGTACGTTTGATTTCCACGTGACCGTATTTGCAGCGCCGTTCGAGTCAAGCGCGGGCTTGCCCCAAATGTCCGTCTTTGGTTGTTGCTCGCACAGAAGCCATTGATCCCACCTCAGGTTGAATGTGGCGCGGTAGTACTCATCGCGAACGTGCGCGAGGTTCGCCGTTTCGCATAGCACAGTGCTTGCGCTGGAGAAATGTGGGAATGCGGCCGAATTCCATTTGTTTGAATAGGTGCTGACTTTGTCAAACACCGTAACGAGCGTACGAGCTGCGCCACTTGGTTGATTGCTGCAATCGACAATCATGCTGATACGCATCGTCATTTGCGAGATAAGCGCTTGGATCGGCTTACCCGCGTAATCGACTTTCGTGCCACCAATGTCGGCGGTGGTGTTCAGGTTCGCGCTCGGGCTCGTGGAAAAGGAAGGCGAGCGATACATGAGCACGCTGCGCGGCGTCGCGTCCAAGTCAACCTCTACGGGCACTTGCAGTTTCGCAAGACCCGTTCCCACGTTCCACGTGTAGAGTTGGTCATACTTGGCCGTTACGTCAAACACGCTCGATTCGGTGTTTGGCACTGGCGTCGCCGAGACCGTGCGTAAGCGCATCATCCCCATGCGCTCTGTCAGCACCATCGTGGCGCGTAGCGATGAAAGCGGCGCACCAAACGCACCGAGCACGAGCGCCATCTGTGTGGCGTTCTCCACGTCTACCGTGCCGTCCATCGTGACGCGGCGCACGACGCTGTACGTCGACGCCTGCGACGGCCCGCCCTCGCTGAAGTTCTGAGCGGTGATCGCGCTGCGGGAAATGGCGGTTGCTGCTGGCATGGGTTACTTGCTCATCCATCGCAGGATATCCATCGTCCATGATGGCATTTGATTCATAAGCCCGATTGCACGATTTGCATCCTGCATTGCATTGCCGGTCATCATTTGTGATCGGCCGATCGCACCGGCTTCTGCAAGGGATGCGCCGCCGAGCAATGCTCCAAGTTCGGTGGCAATCGCTTTCGGCACCTCATTAATCATCACTTCCGCAAGCGATCCGCCCTGGGTAGCGAGGCCCTGAGAAAACGCTTCGCCGATGCCCATAGCCCCGCCTGGTGTTGATAGTGGCGCACGTGCTGCGATTTGCTCGGCGATCATGCGCGAAAATCCTAAATCCTCAATGCGCCTGCGCTGATCCATTTGGGTTTCCTCGAGCGCTGAGGTTGCACGGCGGCGCACGTCGGGCAATGCACCAACCGCGCCAATTCCCATCGTCGCAGCGCCGAGCGCAAGCCCCGCAGCGCCCAGTCCAAGCCCGAGCCCGCCCATAGCGCCGACCTGAGCAAGCCCGCCGAGCATTCCCAAACCTTTGCCACCAACGCCGAATTGACCAAGCGCACCTTGGGTGCGCATCGCCGATTCGCCGAAACTCTTGAGTTTCTTGTTGGTCGTTTCGGCCGCCGCGTTAAGGCGGTTGAGTTCGCGCCGCGCGGAATCTGTCGCGGCTTGCAAGCCCTTTGAGTCGCCGGTAATGGCGATATTGACGCGTGAGATTTTAGCCAAGGCCCGCCTCCTTTATTGCTTTCTCCACTTCGGGCTCGACGAATCGCACGGCCGCGGCGCTCAGTGGCGCTCGGTATTTCTTGATCCAGTTGCGTGGTTGCGATTGGCCGACCACGCGGAAATTGAGCGCTCGGCCGCGCTCGCCGCGCTGCTTCAACAGGATTCTTTCCTGCTGTGACGTCGCGCGTTTAATCGCGTGGCCGTTTTCAAGCCATCCAAGGTACCAGTGAGGCGTCAGGTAACTGCCGTCGATGCGCTTGACGCCGACACCGATCCAAGTAACCAAGCCCTTGCTATAGCCCTTGACCTTTGTAATCACCGACCACTTGAGGTGCACGTTTGGACGCACGGCCCCGCGTACGCGCTCGGTTGCTTTCGTCTTGCCAAATGGCGCCGTGGCTTCGAGTGCTTTCTTGGTGAACTTGCCCCACTTGGTGAACCCGCGGCGCATGGCGTTGCGCGCGTCCTTATCACTGAGTTGCAACAGGCGATGGTTGATTTGCTCGAGCGCTTTCGCGTCTATTTCGCATCCAACTGCAAACGTCTTGCTTTTGAAATTTGGAAGCGATGTCATGGGAAAAGGCCTTGTGCCCTCGAAGGGCAAGAAACACGGCGAGCGGGGTATCTAGTTGCACCTTCAATTCCGCCGCACTCAGGATTTCGCGTGCGGCGCTGGCAAGTCCAAGCCCTCCAGGTAAAGCGGCTCAATTAATCGAGCAAGTCGCATCACCATCGGTGCATTGCAGATTTCCTTGACGTACTCAATCGACTTGAATGCCTGGCGGCCATTCTCGTCAAGCACATGCTGCCACACGTACCAGGCGGGCATGAACTCGCCGCGAGACTCTGCGTCTTGCGCTGCGATGAAATGCGCCACGGTCGGACGCGATAGCGAAACCTCCCTGCTGTCGAACTGCACGACAGCAGGGCGGGAGAGAAAGGCGTCAACGATTGAAGGCGTCATGGGGCCACTGTAATAGCGTTTTCGGAGAAGAGAAGCGTGGCGGTCAACCGTGCGACGTCATTCGGTGCAACGCTGAGCGATGCCTCCTGCACGTATGCCTTTCCCTTAATCGACTTGCCCGTGGCCCAAATGACCTCCGCCTCGTTGATAAGTGTGCCGCCAGAAATGCCAGTCAGAATGTCGGCGTTATTGCTTGCCGAATCGTAAAACACCTCGATTTGCACGGTGCCTTCGAGGAAGCCCTGCACGTGGTGCTTGTGCGTGTCGCCGATCGCGGTGACGTCAATTTGTTGACGCGTAACCGAGACAGTCGCGGCGCTGACGTCAGCGATTGTGTTTGAGCCCAACTTGACGCTTGCTGCTGTGGTTGGTGATGGCATTAGGGGCCGTCCTGATAGATTGTGAATTGACTCGTAACGATGTACAGGCCCGCCTCATCGCCGTTTTCGGCGACGGGTTCCTGCAAGGTTCCGTACTGGGTGCAAATGACAGTCGCGCCCGCGAGGAGTCCGATGTTGTTGCGGATCTCATCATCGAGCGTTGTGGCTGCGCTGACGCTGTCACTGATGGCGTTAAACGTGACGTCATAGGCAGACAGCGTGTTTTGATTTCCGAGCGCGACGCGCGTGCCCGATTGAATTTCAAACGTGATCGCTGGCAGCGTCGAAGTTTGCAAGCGTGTTCCGTAGTACACGCGCCTAGCCGCGGTTGTTTGCGACTCAAGCGTGCTGACGATATCGCTAATGAGAGACGTGGCGCTCATGCGATTTCAGTGCAGTCAATGACTGCAACCCTCCGCCTTTGATCCATATCGCGGATGCCGTTAATGCGCAGCACTTTGGTGCCGTACTGCAAGCGATCGATCGCGGTGACGGTGAGCCGCGCGATGTTCGGCCAACGCGTACGAATTTCATACGCGCCAACCACCGCGACTCCGTCGCCGTATGACGTTTCAACCGGCGCCGATTCGCGCACGTCGCAAACGATTGTGCCGACGTTGGTGAACGTCGTAGCGCGGCGGCCGAGCGAGTCGGGGCTATTGCCTGACGCGCGGAGCACGAGCAATCGGAAACGCGTGAGGCCCGATGAGATCATCGGAACGGCCCCCGCACTCGCAAGTGTTCAAGCATGAACTGAGCGCCAAGCGGAACCACCGACAGCGCAACGGGCTGCGCAGCTTCGGGATTGTTGTAGTACAGGCCGACCAACGACACGATGGCCTGCACCACCTCGTTTGGTTCGGTCGAGTAGCCGCCGACGTACGTGACGGTAGCGAGCGTGCCATCTTTCATCGCGGGCTCGTCAAGGAACTCGAGCGCTGCAAGATCCTGCGACAAGTCCACCCAGTAATCGGTACCGCTCGTCATCGTCACCGTTGAACCGCCAGTGCTCGTGTACGTCACCGACGTAAGCGATACGTACGGCTGCACCGCGAACACCGTGCGCTTCCAATCTCGCAAGTACATCGTGCGTGACGATTGGGTGAGCGCCAAGCCCGTGTAGCGCTCAACCCACGACGTAGCGACACCGATGAGCCGGGTGAGCTCGGTGTCATCGTCGCTGTAGTCGATCTTCAGCGCCGCTTTGACGGTTGCGAGTGTTACTGCCATAAACCCGCGCCGGG